GGCATCACCGCACGGCTCGTGGCCTCTATCGGTGACTGAGAGCCGCAATGCTCCCGCCTTCTAAGGGATCGGGAGATGGCGATGGGAAACGAGGCAGGGCCTTTTTCAGAGACTGAGCTGACGATTGTGGAGCGCTATAAGCGTGCCGCGCGTGAGGACATGGACGGTCCCGAACTCCTCAAGTTGCTCAAAGAGGTGGAGGACGAGATGAAAAGACGTGGACTCCGAGATCTTTAAGGTTCTGCAATCCTGAGAGGAGTGAACGGACCGGGTTTGCCGGGACACATGGACTTTGATCTAGATCAAACAGCCTCTCGACCCACGTAATTGCCTACATTGAGCTGCACCGGAGGAGCAGGTAATGTTCAGTAATCGCCCTACGTGGATGACGCATCTATTGGCTTTGGCAATAGCCGCCATCGGTCTCCTCACGATCCTTTCGATGGCGCTAGGGCCCTCTTGAGGAGAGCGAACCGGTGGGAGTGCACGGGCGCTGCGGCGCCGGTCGGAATGTCTGGCTCATGCTCATTTGTATGATGCTCCGTTGTTTCCGACCGGCGGCAGTAATCAGGCGGCCAGGATATGGAAGACGCCGACCTTAGCCGCGCCGCCCTGCGCGATCGCGATCTTGACGCGGTCGCTGGCGATGCCGATCCGCGCGAGAACGCCCGTGCCGCCGGCGGCGTAGAGCGCGGCCGCGCCGGCCTGCGAATGCGTCGCCGCGCGCGGATAGACCACTGCAGAGGCGTCGACGTTAGCCTGCGTCCAGATGTTCTCGCCGGTCGCCTCGGCCGTGATCGTGAAGTCGACGCCGGTCGCGTAGCCGTTCGATCCATCCTTGACATACTGGATGCTATGGATCTCGCCGGCGATACGCGGCGAATAGGCGACGGCGCTGCCGCTGCCGTCCGTGGTGACGGAAACCTTATAACGACGCATGGTCAGTGCTCCCTCGAGATTGGCGCCGCGGCGCCGTTGACGTCAGCCGGCGATATGCCGGCCTCCTGAAACGATCGGACCGAGGCCCTCTCAGCTCTTGCTGCGGCCGCGCTTACCGCGAGGCGGCCTGGCGGCTTTGTTAGCCGGCGCCAGCTCGGCCTTGTTCTGCGGCGGCGTCTCGCTCTTGGCGCCCTCGCCGGCCTGGCCGGCGCCGCCGGCAGCGTGATCTGCAGCAACCCCGTCGACCTGGTCGGCGCCGGCGGCGTCGGCGACGGCTTCAAACTTGTCGGGATGCTTCGCCAGGAGCTCGGCGCCGAGATCCCGTGACACCTCGACGACTTCGCCGGCGGCGAGTGTCGAGGCGCGAACGCTGGATAGATGGACCTGGTCGAGGATCTTAATCTGCATGGCCGCGGCCTCCTGCTTGCGTTGATGCTCTCATCCTATGCGCAGCAAAACGCCTCGAGACCGTCGCCGGCCTCGAGGCGCTTTCATTTGCGATCGTCAACCGGCATCGCCGGCGACGATGGATCAGGCGGCGAGCGCGGTCGTGAACGTGCCCTTGATGAAGGATTCCGGACGGTAGACGGCGAGCGCGAGCCGCTCCTCGGCGCGGATCGTGACCAGGTTCTTGCGGAAGTTGTCGCTATCTTCCGTCGAGATCTCGACGTTCGCATCTTCACGATCGAAGATCTGCGCGCCGAGATTGAACGCGCCGGTCAGGAAACGATCGACGGTCATCGCCTGCGTTTCGACGACCGGCAGGCGCCACAGACGCGGCTCCGTGCCACCTTGCGGATTGGCAAACAGATACGCGCCATCGTCCGTCTTGGTCAGCTCGATATCGGCCCAATCGGACGGATGCATCACGACGCCATTGGCCGGATATTCCGCCAGGAAGGCCTGCAGGATCGCCAGGCGAATGACGTCGATCTTGGTCATCACCCCGGCCGCGCTCGGCACGATCGGCGCGGAATACGCGGTTGCCTGCGTATAGATACCGTTGAGATCCGTGCCCGTGCCGGATCCGTTGAGCAGCTGGTTTTCCTCGACGAACTGCAGGCCGTAGCGCAGTCGGCCGTCGATATAGGATTGCAGCATCGGCACGTCGTCGAGAATCTGCTTGGTCGCAAGCACCCAATGCGCGATGGTCGAGACCGCCGACGTCACGATATCGAATTGGATATCGGACTGCGGCTTGGTCGCTCCGGTCGTTTCCGACACGGTCGCCGCGTTGTTGGTGAACCCGGTTTCCTTGATGTACTGGATCGCATTCTTGTCCGTGCGACCAGGCAACAGGAGATCGCGGATCGTGAAACGACGCTGCGGCGTCGCGACCACGCCGGGAACGCGCGTCGGCACGATCAGGTCGCCGGCCGAGCCATCGGCAAGCGACGTCGCCGCCGAAATGATCGCCTTGACCTGCACCGAAACCCGGCCCTTGCGCGTGCCGGCGAGGAACGACTTGATCTCATCGCTTTCCGTCACGGTCTGGCCGAGCGACTTCACCTTGTCCGCGCCGCCGCCCTGCTTGAGCTGCGTCATCTTCTGTTCGAGCTCGGTCATGCGCGCCGAGATCTCGTTATGCTTGATCAGCGCGTCGTCGGCCGACTTCTTGGTTTCCTCGGTCGTCTTGCCGAGGTTCTTGAGCTCGGTCTGCGTGGTCTCGGCCGACTTTTTGACGTCGTCGGCAGCTTCCTTGAGCTGCTTCGCGAGCTCGCCGACGCTTTTCTCGAGCGTGGCAAGGCTCGCCGCATCGGCGATGAACGCGCCGAGGCCATCGGCGTGCGCCATGTGCGCGAGCGCCGAATAATCGAAAGCGACGACGGCGACGCACGCGATCGCCACCATCAGGGCAAAGCCAGCCCAGGGCAGATATTTACGGCTCATTTTCAGAAAACCCCTCATTTGGTTGAGATGGACCGCAGAGCCGCGATCGCGGCGTCGACGGATGACTTGATCGCCTCGCCACCCTCGGACTCGCTCCGAACGGCCTTCGCATAGCCGACAGAGGCGATCTGTACGGCGAGCGCTTTCGGAACGCCTGCCTCGCGCAGGACGTCCTCGAATTCCTTGATGGACGGCGGATCCCCGTCGCGCAGCCGGCGCGCGAAATCCGCCATCATGCCTTCACCCTTGACGCTTTCGACGCGCGCGCGGCGATTGGCCGGAAACGAGACGATAGAGGCCTCGAGGAGATCCAGCTTCACCAGCTTGCGCGGCCCGCCGGCGTCGGCCGGCTCGACGTCGACCTCGCGATATCCGATCGACATGCCCTGGATCGCGCCGGCCTTGAGCATGATCAGCGCCTCGTCGGCGCGGCGCACGCCCTGCAGCAGCTGCCCCTTCGCCCACAGGCCCTTGCCGTCGTCGTTGAGTTCATTCCAGACGCCGATCGGCTCGTCGGGATTGTGCTGCCACAGCATCAGCGGATACGTGCCCTCGCGCGCGTGTTTCGCCAAGCTGTCAGCGAACGCGCCAGGCATGACGGCCTCGTTATAGCTGTCGCGCACACCGTAAACGGATGCATAGCCCTCGATCGCACCGCTATCGCTGGCGGCCTTGACCTTGAACGCGAAATCGAGCGTGCGCATCGCGGCGCCGGCGTTCTTAAGCTTGAGCATTGGTCGATCCTTGCTGCTGCGGTTCCGATGATTCCTGCTCGGCCAGCCAGGCGCGCAGCGCGTTGCGCGCCTGCTCGCTCGAGGCGCCGCCTGCGCCGACCGTGTGCAGCATCTCCAGCGGCACCAGGGCCGACTGCACCGTCAGCACGTCGCCGCCAGGCATCGGCGGCCGGTTGTCGAGCGCGCGGCCTTCATTGCGCGTCAGCAGGCCGTTTTGCACCAGCGACGACATGAGCGACGCGCGACCGGCGCTGTCGGCGCGCAACAGACCCTCGACGTTGAACTCCGCATAGATCCCGCGCGCGCGGTCGGCTGGCCGCAGCAGGCGCTTTTTGATCGACTTCTCGTAGCGCGTAAGATACGGCCGCAGGCCCAGCGTCAGCCATCCGAGCATGATCTGCTCGACGCCGGATCCCCACATGGTTTGCCCTTCGGCGGCGTGACCGATCAGCACCGGCGGCGTGCGCAGCCAGCGACAGATATCCTCGACGCTAAAGCGCCTGGTCAACAGCAGCTCGGCATCCTTCGGCGGCAGGCTGACGGTTTTGACGTCGAAGCCCTGCTCGAGCAGGCCGGCGTTGGTTGCCTCGCCGCCAACATAAGGATCGATGAACGCCTTGCGGAAATCGCCGCGCTGCTCCGGCGTCATCTTCACGCCAGGCGGCGAGGTAAAAAAGATCGAGCTTTTCATGCCGTTGCGGAACGTCGCGCCCGAGCTTGCCTCAACGCCCTCGGCGATCGCCAGCGATTGCCTGGCATACTGTACGACGGACAGGCCGCCGCCGTTGCCGTCGTCGCCGAAGCCGCGGACGTGAAAGATTTCATCCTCGGTCAAGTCTCGGTAAGGCCGGCCGCGATGCGTGAAGCTGTAGCGCAGCACGCCCTGCGCGTCGCGCTTGCGGCTCATGTCGCCAGGCGCAGCCGACAACGGCGTCAGCGAAATGATCGACTTGTCGTCACGCTTGTCCTTGAGTGCATAGGCGTTGCCGTGAATGCACATCGAGACGACCTGGCCCTCGATGAATTCAGCGGTCGTCTGCTCGGCGTTCGGCGAGTCCTGCAACAGATCCGCGAGCCAATGCGAGGTGACCGGCTGCTTGCTGCCGTCCTTCGCCTTCTCGAAAACGCCGATCGGCAGCGTGCCGACCGTCTCGCCGTGCAGGCGCACGCATGACCAATAAGTCGACAGCTGCATCGCGCCGTCAGGCCCGACGTCGCGGCCGGCCCAAGTGTCACTCTGGCCGCGGCGTGAGTTTTCGGGATCCTGCACCTTGAGCGCAGGTTTTTTCCACCAGGACAGGAGGCCCATTGCGTCAGGCCATCACTGCGTTGCGGAGGAAATCGCTGATATCAGGCACGCCTTCCGGATTCCAGCTCATGAGGATCCCGGCCTGCAGCAGCGCGATTAGCGGATCGATCTTGGCGCGGCCCGCAACCTGTTTGGTGATCATGTCGGCGTTCCCCCGCTGCTCAACCTTGGCGTTGCCAACGCACCAGCTCATCAGTGCCTGGTCGGCGTGCCAGAAGGTGCCTTCGGCCAGTTTCATGTCGATCCCGTAGACCGCCGGCGCCAGCGCCGGCCCCTGCAGCAATCGGCGGACCTGCTCGTCAGTCACGCCGGCGCCGAACAGGCATTCGAACAACGCCGCGGCGCGGTTGGGATCGACGCCGACCGCGTTCTCCGCCGGCAGCAGGCCGCTTTCGACGACGATCCGCGCAAACTTCGCCAGGTCCGCGTGAGCCTCGGCGATCGGCAGGATCTTGAACGATCCCTCGTCGACGAACTCCTCGAGATGCCCGGCGATATCCTGGCGGCGCTTGAGCACGATCGGATCAGCCCAGCCGTAGGACCACGACAGCCAATCGCGCGTGTCGCGCTCGCGGCCGATGACGGAGAAGCCGAGCAGATCGTCGCGGCCGCCACCGTCCGCGCCCATCGTCGCGACTTCGCAGCGCTCGAGCAGCGTCTCGAGGCTGGTCAATTCCTTGCAGACCTGCTGATCCCAGAGATCGGCGCCGCTCCAGCCGTCGTCGCTGGTGCCCGTCCCGATCTCGACGTTGAGATGCTGCGACGCCCAGACCTTGACGGCCTCCTCGCCCTTTTCGCGCTCGGTCGCGAATTCGGCGAGCATCGAGGCAACCGTGATCGGCCGGTTGATGTTCGGCATGACCATCGGCCAGTGTTCCGGATTCATCCAGCGCGGCTCAACGCCGGCGCGGCGCTCCTCGCGCGTCAGCGTCGCGATCTCGCGCGGCATTTCGTAAAGCAGCGGCAGCGTCGGGCGAATGATCTTGCCGCGATAAACGCCGTCGCGGACGTTGCGCACGAACTTCAATTCGCTCTTGAACGCGCCGGCCGGCGCCTCGTCGCTCTGCGTCGTGGTGATGACCAGAACGCCCTCCTCGGTCTTGTCGAGGCCGCCGCGGATCTGGCGCAGCACGCGTGAGGTTTGCGCGCGCTTGCCGAGCAGGTGCAGCTCGTCGAGCAGCACGAAAATCAGCGCCATCGCGCCAGTCAGGATTTTCAGATCAAAGCTGGCGATCATGATCTCGGATTTCGTGACAAGATCCTCGATCGTCTTGTCGTAATCGCGCGGCTTGAAGCGCCGGCGCAGGTCCGGCGACTCCTCGATCATGCCGACCGCCTGCTCATAGGCGCGATCGGCGACGGCCTGCGTCTCGCCGATAAACAGCGCTGTCGCGCGCGGCCGGTAGTTCATCAGCAGCGCGACCAGCATCAGCGCGGCGGAATAGGTCGTCTTGCTCGAGCCCTTCGGCACCAGCGCGAAAAAGTCGCGGATCATCCTGACGCGGTTGACCGGATCCCAGCTGCCGAACACGGCGCGCACCAAGTCGCGAAACCACTGGCCGGCAGCATCGCCGAGCCGCGGCGTGCCCTGCACGTCGGGCAGGCGGATCTCGTCGAAGAACGCCAGGCCCATGTCGGCCTCGCCGGCGAACAGCGGCAGATCCGGCAGCAGCGACCGCCCCTCGCGCAGCCGCGTTTCCCAATCCGGGCACGACGTATCCCAGGGCGCGAGCATCACGAATTGAGCCCCTGCTGCCGCCGCGCCATGAGCTCGCCGAGCGGCGTTCCTTGGTCGGGCGTATGCGCCTCGATCACGGCGGCCTCTTTCTTGCCGAGCTTTGGCGGCTTGGCCGGCTTCTCGGCGCCAGGCTTGCGCGGCTGCGGCGCCGCCTGGCCGTAGAGCATCAGATCGTTTTTATCCAGGTACTTCTGGAATTCCCTGATGGCCGAGACGTTGCCGGCGTTGACGCCCTCGAGCAGCTTCATTCCGAGCTGCGCGACCAGGCGATCGCGCGCGACCTGCGCAAACTTGAGCTCGGAAAAATAATGCTTCCGCAGCGTCGGCGCCGTGACGTAAAGCGCAGCCGCGATCCGCGGCACCGACCAGCCGAGCGCGACTAAGAGGCTGACACGATTCCGATTTTGCTGCGTTGGCACATGCTGCGGCCGACCGCGCTCGCCCCAATTGGGCGGCACGGGATCACCGAACAGGTCGAAAACTTCGTCAGACAAGAAAAAAACCCGTCAATGCGAGAGACGCCGGTCCGGGCGGCGAAAGATTGTGGACTTTTGACCCACCCCTACCCGTCGGCGCCGTCCCGCGGCACGCTGCGGTCGAGCGCGATCGCGATGATGCCGAGCGCGACCAAGGCGTGCGCCGCCAGGCTGGCTACCGCTTCCTTGCTCGCATGCTCCGAGCTCGCATCGTTGAGCAGGACGCGCAGCTTTGACTTGATCTCGTCATCGGTCAGCATGATCGATCCCTCTCAATTCCAGACGCCGCGCTGGTGCAGCGTGTCCTGCTCCTCGCGCTGCTTGATAGCGTCGTGGCATGGCTTGCACAGCGTCTGCAGGTTCGCCTGATCCCAGAACAGCAGCGGACTGCCCCGATGCGGCTTCACGTGATCGCAGACGAGCTGCGCCGTATCACCCACCAGCACCCCGCAACCCTTGCGCTGGCACGTGAAGCCATCGCGCTCGAAGATCTGCAGGCGTAGTTCTTGCCAGCGCGCGAGCTTGTACCAGCGGCGCCAGGGCGGATCGTTGCGGCGTGGTTGCTGCATCTCACAAAAGGAAGGCCGGCGCAGCGTCACCGCTGGCCGGCCTAGTCTAGGGAGGAAACGCCCAAGGAGGGCAACGGCCGAGCACAGAGGCGCGCGCGACCGCACACCCTAGACGCACAAAAGCCAGGCGCGAGGCCTGGCTTTGAATGCTTGCGCTTCGCGCGCCCCCTTGACTCGGTTTCACCGAGAAGGGATGCGCCGAAAGCGTCTATCGCCTTCGCTCGAGCTATTCCGCGACCTTGGCCGCGGCGCTAGCTCTAGTTCACTCTCATCGATCGAGATTTGAGTGACGCGCCCGAACAGACGCAGATCAACACTGACTCGGCTTGAAGAGTCAAGCCGCTCGACGACCCCGCAGAAATACGCAAACGGCCCCGTCTTAACCCGCACCAGCTCGCCGAGCTCGAACTTGCGCGCGCGCTTTGACTTCGGCGTGTTGCTGATCGCCTCGATGTTGCGGAGATCCTCGACGTCCTGCGGCCGCAACACGGGCACGCAAACACCCACGCGCAGCACATCGATCACGCCGTCGACGTCCCAACAACGGCCGAGCTTCATCTCGAAATCCGGCATGATGATTAGCCCTGAGATCAGCGGCGCTGTGACCTGCTGCGTCACGATCGTTTCATAGCCGCGATTGTGGCGCGACATGGTCCGCGTTTCCGTGTGCATCGGCAGCCATGCGCTGATGTTGCGATCGCGGAACGTGCGCATGATCTTGATCTGCAGATGCGGCTGCACGCGCAGCAGATACCAGCGCGCCGGCGCTGCAGGCACCTCGAGCGGCCCGCGCAGCTGCTCGAGATCGACTGACCCGACGATCTGCCCGCGCACAAAATCGCTTGTTCGGTTCATGCGCATTCCCCTTGATCCCCCCAGCTGCCGTCGCGATGCGGCGGCCACTCGGCCGGCACACGCAAAACCATTTTGGATTTTCGTAATCGGAAATTCGGATGCAGCGCCGGCAGATCGTGAACCGCCGGATTGTGCTCCTCGGTCCAGACCCGCTCGGCCTCGATCTCGACGCCGAGCCAGAGCGCCAGGCGATCGCGCCAAGCCGCAAACTGCGGCTCGCCGAGCTCGACCAGGTGCCAGGCGTGATCATCCGAACCCGCAAAGCGCGCCATCGCCACCAGGTCCGCCTGGTGTG